GGTATACGGACCTTATATCAAGGTACGCCCAGGCCCTTAGGGGGCCAGCCTAGTGCATTGCAGTGGCGCTCAGCAGTGCCACCAGCAATGCATTGCATTGCCTAACACGATCTGCTCACGGACACGCCAGATAAGCTCCCAAGGATGTTTATTGGGATCGGGCGCGGGCCGATGGTCGCGAAACTCCACATGGTCATGGAAGACCTTACGGAGACCACACGACTTCATCACGAAGTCCCTCATTTTCGGGAGGAACCACGTTAGCGGCTTCGATTGAGGCCAAAGACGCGCGAGGTACTTTTCAAACTCGCGGTCGTCAATCTCTTTCTCCACCGTTCTGGCCTGGAGGCATTTAACCTTCCAACCGTCGTACTTGTTCCTGTTCCGCTTCATCCTAGGAACACACTCCTCGAAACTACCGAAGAATGCGCCGTCACCGACATCTAGTCGAGGAAGCCGCGGATCTCGCCATTGTTCAGGAGCGTGACTCCTAATCCACGCCAGAAAGTCCCGAATTGACTCCGGGCTGGCCGTCACGAATCTCTCGTAACGTTCGAGTAATCTGCATGTGTTATTATGCAGAAGGAACAGCCGATCGAGGCGTTTCACAGCCTCGCGAACATAAATCGGTGTAACGTCGATACCCTCGAGATAGCTAGAACCACAGCTCTCCCGAAACGGTCCCTCACCAAACGACTTGTCTGGATTCGGAACGAATCCCGCCAACGTAAGTACATCTACTACGTTGCGATAGGCGGTTGTCGGCACGATGATGTCATCACCGTACACGAGACATCGACGGTCCCTCAGTTTCATGAGGTCAATCACCGCTGAAGACAGAGCCCAGAATATCAGGGTCTCCAACTCAAACGTGTAACCGTTGCCCATGCTACTGAACTTCTGGTAATTAAACCAAATCGTCTCACGACGATCACCAGAAGCAAAGGCGCCAAGCGGACTGCGACACTGCTCTAGAGCATCGTACCACTCAGCCGGAAGGAGAAATCTCACAAGTTCCACAGCAACACAGTCCGACGCCATCGACAAGTCAATGGTGGCAAGGTCCCCGTAAAGGGATCCAAGGCCGGCACAGAATGCATTATTGCTCTGGTCCGTAAGTTCAATCCCAACCTTCCGAAGCCGACGCCGTAGCACGCCCCCGATCCCTTTCTGGAGGAACAAATTCCAGTCGGGCTCGATAGCGATCATGCGGTCGGACTTATAGTTCTTCGGAACTGACACCAGCTTGTTACCACGCACCACTTGGCACGCGGCACCTTGACTTTTTAGATAGTCTTCCCATACCGGGAACTGCGGGAGAATATCCCGCACGAAGGAGCTGGCTTCGCGAGTTGCCTGGGGGATACCCCCTAGTTTTGCGACGAGATGTGCTTCAGACCGCGGTATGCGTGTTGTTGCACCCGGGCCAAAACCACAGTACGGCAAAATCTCCGCGTCGGAGTATTCGCCGAGAAGTTCTTCGATTTTTCTCCTCGCGAGCCACATGGCTTTAGCGGGAGTATACCCAGGGGATGTAGTCCCTGAGTATAAGAAGTTCCTCTCTTTGAACCTCCAGTTTGTATCGCGGCACAGTTCTTCGGCGGTGTGAAACCGCTTAAGACAGGTCTCCAGCTTACTCTCGGAGGCCTTTTCGTCATCAAATTTGGAGAATAACTCACCAAACAGATAACTTACGGCCCGGTGGAGTTCACCGGTAGGATGACCAGCCCCTGCGACGGCACAGATTGGACCCGGTCCTCTGAACTCAGCTTCTGCTGAGAAGAGGTGGCCGAGCCTTCTGGCGTATTCAGGGAGACTGAAACGAACGGCAGCATTCGGGCTCCGAGGAGCACGAGATTTGTCACTGACCATAGGAGTATTCCTAGAGATAAGTAGCCCATTGTACGGACCGGGTCAATGAGGAACGGCGCTTTTTCACGCGCCGTCCTGTTCATCCGCTTGCGCGGACCCGCAAGAATGTTCACTAACCAATATTCCGGTTAGTTGGAGGGACGCTGGTCTTGGAAGACCGACGTTGCCTCCGGGTTCGCAAGGGCGTTTTTGACAAGCCCATGGAACTTCTTGAGGTTCTCGTTGGTGTTGAGGGCATAGGGAACCATGTAGGTGATGAACCCACTGATATCTCCCTGCGATACCTCCGCACCATCCACCACACTACCGACCGGCATGCGTACCTGCATCTGCATGACATGAAGCTTGTTCTTGTCAGCAGCAAGCGTGACTTTGGTCTTGATGCTCGGCCACAGGAGCAGAGAAAACGCAGCCACCTTCTCGTACCACAGGGCAAACCCCGTGGGCGACTGCTGGCTGTTCTGCGCTGTGAACGTATGCGAGACCGGGGTCGTGGCACCATCATTGATGACGATATTCGTCATGGTCATTGTGTTAGCCCCTCCTAGGGGCAAAGCGGAATGTACGCCAAACAAGGCGCATTGTTGGTTAGCTACAGACTTCATGTCTGCGGCGCGAGCGACCCGCGAGATTACAGGTCGGACGGTCCACCCGGCGCTTCACAGCGGCGGATGGGAATAACAACAGTTACACCTACTGACGGAGGTCAATAGGCTTTCCTGTCATCCAGAGATACAAGACGGAGAGCTGGTTAAAGATCTGCCCCATCGAGAGCTCCTTGGGTCTCATACTCAAGGGAGCGATAGGTATGGGGAACCCGTTGTAAGGGGTCCTTTGCATTTCAACGATTCTGTTGGAACCGTAAAACGCACCCGTCGCTTTATCCGCCGAGGTTATCTCGGCGAACATCTCGTAATACTTGGTCATGCTGCCGGAATAGAATTTCATTCCGTCAACGGCGCCCAAGCTCGCGAGCCACGTACCGATAGCCACATAGTGATCCACTATGTAGGAGCCCGGTATGAGCTGCCAGAAGGTTGAGGCCGGGTTGTTCATACCCAGCTGAGCTACCCTGTGGAGATGCTGCTGTCCGACCGTCGCGTCCAAGCGGACTTTGACGGCCTTCACGCAACGAACATCGCGTGAGGCTTTGCACCTGGCGACAAACGCCGTGTCGTCCCGAAGGACTCGACGATCGACTGTCTCCGAGTGGTACTTGCCAATAGCAGTGATAACCCAATCCGCTAGCTGATTCCGATTAGCTAGCGCCTCAGCTGCATTACGAACATCGTTATAGAGTGGCATCCAGCCATTCTGAAACTCGACGATGCCCGATGCCAGCGCCTCAGGTGTCGCCATTATTGCGCGTGACTGTCGTTGAGACAGCCATCTGCCGTATGGCGTATCCTTAATAGCATTCCACTCTTTACGCAAGGCTGCCGGTGCGAAGTTATTCGCGAACCGCCAGTCTCCACGACGGAGAGCTTGAGCCATACTGAAGAGCCGTTGAACGCCAGAAGCCAGCATTTTCGCTGTCTCCTTTCGTTCGCCCCACGCGATGCCAGGGTTCCAGGTTCCGTCACGGTCGTTACCGTGAGTGAGGAACTTTGTAAGGGCCTTTGCCTCGGCTTGTGAGACCAAATCGACGTTAACCTGCGCCAAACTATCACCCGCAAGATCGACTCTCATGTCGAAATTCTTGTGGACGGTAGGACTCAGCGTACCTCGCCAAACGTACTGACTTCCGTCAGAGTTCTTGGTGAGGGCCCACCCGTTAGGGTAGGTGGTGCGCGTCTGTAGCATCAAGTATGAAGTCGGAAATAACCAACCCTTGGGTTTCACCCTCGGGCCGGTTCCTACTACCTTCCTCCGCAGATATTCAGCGGTGGTTCCGTGCGAAGACACACTTTCAACACCGGTCGACGACCGAAAAGCACCTGTACAGGTGCCGGGAGTATTCCGGTTGGTGTCTTCGTTACTCACGTCAGTAGCTCCATTAGTGATACTTCCTAGCGTTAGCTAGGCAGGATCTGGGTGAACAATCCAGATCAGAGGTGGCCGCGAGGC